AGTGCGAGCGTCTTCAAGTTCCAGTTGCTGGTTGAACCACGTGTCAACATCTTGATCAGCAATGCCTTGGCGGCGAGCCTCGGCCATAACCAAGTCCATAGCCTTGGCACGAGTTTCGACGGGGGTACCTTCCCCATATAATGCTTGTTTGAGCGATTCAGCGCGTCGAGCTCGTGTAACTGAGCCACCCAGCGCAAGTGGGCCCAACAGCAAAGTCATGCCAGCGCCAGCAAGCGCGGAGCCACGTGCAATACCGCCAAGGTCTTCAGGAGTTGCGCCATAGGACTGCTCGATGAGCGAAGTTCCAACGTCTTGCGCCGCTTCAGTGCCTGCTTGCAACGGGATGTTCAGAGCCATGCCTCTTACAAAGGGGCGAAGCACACTGGTATCTGTCAGAGACTGCGCCACACCAGAGGTAGAGCGTGCACCGCGAGCTGCGGTTACTGCGGGACGCAACAGTGCGCCAAGGCCAGCAGTGGCGACACCTTCGCCAAGGCCTTGGAGGGCAAACACTCGACGTGCAGCAGCTTCGGCATCAGCTGGGGCGATACCTTGCTCGATAAGTTTTTCGTATGTGTCCTGTGCAGACGAGCCGCCAAATAAACCAGCTTGCAGTGCTGGAGCCAAAACTTGACCGCCCGGTACAGCCATGAGGCCGAGTGTAGGAACGATACTGCCTACGCCACGTGCACCAGTAACAAGTGCTTCACCGACTAGACCACGACCACGTAAGTCAGCTTCTGTGCCGCGACCGCGCACGTCAGCAGATTCAACAAGTGCTTGGCCAGCACGGTACCCGGGTGCAGCTTCAGAAATCTGTACGCCGTACTGACGCTCAAGGCCTGTAGGCCTACCAAGGCGGGGGAATGCGCCCTCACCAACACGCTCGCCACCTGCATCAGAAAAATACTTTAGGGCTTGCCCTGCCATTCGAGGAGCGTCTACGGTAAGACCAGCGCCAAACTGCCTACCGATCTCACCCAGAGTGCTGCGAGGTGCAATACCCAGTGTGTCAGAGAGTTGCGCCACAGATACACCAGTGCGGCGTGCCGCTTCACCAAGAACTTCCGAGTCGCTGGCGTTTGCTAGTTCAGGAAAAGCTTGGCGAATTTTGTCAAGAGCGGACATTAGAACTCCGTGGCTATTTACTGTTGGCGTGGTTGCCCCAATGATAACTGGCGTAACCTCTCAGCGCTAGTTGTTGGTGCTGGCTGAGGTGCATTAACTGGAGGAAGTAAAGCGTTTGACAAGCCTATAAGTTGCTGACCTGCTGGAGTAGCCCCACGGGTAGCAGGCGCTGCAGCAGGTTTCATGCGGGCTATCAACGCGTCTACTGGGTCTACAGCAGTGGTTTGTTGTTCCAGCATTTGCCGTGCAGCGACCAAGGCGGTCTGCTGCGTGTACCTAGTAGGCTTTCCATTGACCATTAAGCCTGTAGGCTTGTCGACCAATTCCTTAGACAAAGTGATGACATCTGCATCGCGGACTTCAGCAGCTGGGCGTGGTTTCGGGGCCAACCCCAAGTACTGCAACTTTTCAGGCTCAGTCATCTTACGGCCAAGAAACTCTTCAGCGTCCTGCACTTTTTTCGCAAGTCCTTTTTCTTCAGTGCCGCGTCGCCCCAACGCATCTGCGTAAGCGGTGTCTTTCTGAATGGCAGCTTCTGCTTTACGCAGGTTCATCATCCAAGAACCAATGGTCTCAGGCTCAGTGGCTTGTTTGTTCAGGTACTCTGTGGCCAGTGCTTCGTTCCTAAACGACTGCGTTTCAGTGACACGACCAGTTGCTTTGTCGATGAAGTTCAGCGTAACAGAACCACCTTTACCGGGCACGATGGCCAAGTCAGTCTTGTCGTCAAAGTCTGGGTCAGAGTTGTACAACGAGCCAAGCTGCTGCAAGTTTTTGCCTTTCAGCTTGTCTTTGATCCCAGCCACAAACAGCTTTTGCTCCGTATCTGAGATGCCCAGACGAGTATTGACAGCATCCTGCCACTGCTTAGGAGTGAACTTGAACTCCTTAAACGCGGCGTCTTTCAACTGAGCCGTAGTAAGGTTGGGGTTCGCAGCAACAAAATTTGAAAAGTTAGTAGCGTTTTGTTGTTCAGCTTCTGTGCGCGTACGTTGGTTGATTTCAAACCCGGCAAGCGTCTGCCTAGTTGCAAAATCTTGCTGTGCACGAGCCTCGGCAGTTTTTGCTCGTTCTTCTGCAGCAATAGCACGTTGCTGTTCGAGTGCACGAGCTTCCAGAGCGTCGGCTTGAGCCACGTCACCGTAACGGCGATACACACCTGCCAGACCCTCAGCACGCAACGGCATTGCAGCTTGACGGGCTTCTTGGCGTGTTGCAAAGTCCTGAGCGCCGCTGGCGATAGAGTAGTCAGGGGCTGTGAGCCCTTGACGGCGTGTCAGTTCTGCAATGGCTGGCTCGTATTCTGCAGCCTGCTCGGGGTTCTGTTCCTGAACAGCGCGTAGCTGGTCGATATTAGCCTGAAGGCCTTGGCCATACGCACCTTCGGTGACGTTGTAGCGTGCGGCCTCTTGCGCCAAGTCACGAGCTTTTTTAGCCCCGGCAATGGCTTCGAGTCCTTTGCCAATGTTTCTGAAGTCGAGCCGCATATTAAACCTCCACCATGTCTACGCCGATAAGGCCGTAGTTGACTGACTTGAACCCGTTTGCATCCGTGAAGACTGCCTCTGGCATGACCATCTCAACCTCGTCTGCCATAACACCTCGGAACGCCTTACCCGGCAAGAACGTGTACTCATACTCGTACAAGTTAAAGCCCGATGCTGGGTCAGTGCCGACAAGTCGGATATTGGTTTTGAGGCGTCGATCTGAGGCCGTGTACAACGCAGCAGCACCTTGCATAAGCCCGCCAACATCCAGCCCTTGGTTCTGCATAGCTGCGTTGTAAGCAGAAGTCTGAGAGCTCAGGACGTTACCCATTGTCTGGCCAGCCTGCTGCATACCTTGCATGCGTTGACCGCCCGGAGCCATGGCTGTGTTCATACCTGCGGTGCCCGCGCTTGTAGCACCACCGTAAGCTGCTGTCGATGCGCCTGCGAGGTTACGGCCAAGGCCTGTGACGTCCATCCGGCGAGCGAAGCCAAGTTGTTCTGCCTGAGTGCGTGCGCCTGTCATGGCGTTGGCGCGTTGCGCGGCAAGACCCAGATTGCCCTGAGCCTGCATCGCCATAGCTGCGCCGGAGTTTGGATTCACGCCACGAGCGGCCATGGCTCGTTGACCCATACCTTGCTGAACACCGAAGGCACGACCCGCTGCAGCTGCGGCTTGGCCAGCAAGCTGCTCACGATAGGCTTCAGTGTTGAAACGCTCAGCGTCTCGGACAAGGCCTTGTTCTACCGGGCGGAACGTCTGCTGCTGGTAGTCGAAATAGTTCTGCGCTTGCTCCATCTGCTGGCGCTGCGCATCCATCTGCTGACCGTAGACCTGACGGGCCAGAGGCATCATCTCGGCATACTGCCGCCTTGAAAATGCCAACTGCTCCCTGCCGAGAGCTTCCATGCCAGAATAGTCTGGTGGTGGAGGACTAGATTTACCGCCCATGATTTACTCCTTCAGCCAGCGACATGTGTCGGGCCACATTACCAAAACGTGCATGTCGGCACCCGGTGCGCCGTCCTTCATCACGAACTCTTCCTCGAACCCGAGGTGCTTGTCGAACGCCAGAATGTGCGGCTCGTTGGATGGTACCATTCCCGTCAGCCGCTTCAGCTTTGCGTAGTTGAAGGCGTAGTCGCACACCGCACGAAACAGCGGAATGATCTTCTTGGTCTGCTTGGCGATAGCTATGTGGCATGTCGCGTTGGCTCCGTTGAAGTTGTTGATGACCACCCCGGCAAGCACCTCATCTCCGTCGACCACGCCAAGAGCATAGAAACTGCCCCAGTCAGCCCCTTGGTTGACTTGGCTTGCAACCCACGCACCGATGCGATCTGCTTGGTCATAGACGAGTTCTGCCATGGTGCGTATTATGGCTCATTGGGGTGGAGTTGGCCATAGTTCAACCAGCCATGTATATACAAGCAATTTGCTTGATTTCGGACGGGCTGCTAAAAGACACGGCTTCTCTGGCTTTGGCAACAGTGCAGGCGCGAACCAAGTCATCGCTTTGCTTCATACCTTTACCAGCTATGTCACTGGCCACAATGAGGTCACCAATGGCGATATTGCCGCCTTGCCCGCACACGTTGATCTTGCCTTCGCCCAGCGCGTTCATGACGTACATGTAGTAGTTGCCGATGTCTGGATACCGCTCAGTGTCCAAAACAACTGTTTCCCGCCCACCCTCATCAGTGACAATTTTTGATACCGCAGTAGGGACATGGTCTGCTGCAGCCCGTTCTGCAACTACCCCAACAACGCCTTTTTGCGAGGCTGAGGTAGACACGGCGTTAACGCACAAGCAATCGTATACGTTCGGACTGGCGTACACCGATACATCCACGACAATATCCCCCGGGATAGGTTGCAGGGCAGAAGTCGGAACTAAGGAGTCGTGCGCACCAGTAAACGTGCCGGATGCGCCACCCGAGGTTTGGTATGCAAATGTAGCGTTGGCCAGCAAAATCCAGCGCCCGCTGCTGACGTGTGTAAAGTAGCCTGCGGTGGTAGAAGTCGCCATCTCACAGAAGGTACGGTGGCTAGTATACGAAGACGATGTCGAGTTGTAAAAGCCAGCAGCCGAAGAAGATGACGTCGTTCCCGCAGCAAGGGCCGGACCTGCGGTGCTAGAGACAAGCAGCCCCCACACTGACGAGCTGGCCGACGAGAACGCGCCAACACCCTGAAACGAAGCAACAGACGTCCCGGTTCCTAGCCCAAAAGTACCACTATTGTACGAACCTGTTGTGTTGCTCTGGATTCTGTTTATAGACAGCGTATTGGCTGTAATCTTGCCACCATTGATTGTGGTTGTGTTTGCGTTAATGTCAGCCGCAGCCTCACCGTCTTGCAAAAACGCAGAGGACGCTGAAACAGTCAAATACGCTGTGTCTAATTTAGACGCTGAGATAGACCCTGCCTGAATGCGGTCAGCAGAGAGGAAGCCTGTATTGATTTTGCCTGCGTCTAGGTTGGCAATTTTGGCGTTGTCAATGGCTGCGTTGCCGATCTTGGCGTTGGTGATCGTGCCGTTCTTGATGAACGCAGCGTCCATGTAGACACCGGGAGGAACAGTTACGCCATTGACTGTTTGAGAAGTCGTGTTAACGACGAATGGAATAATCGGTAGGATGCCGGGGCCGCTGGGACTGGCCACATAAAAACGATCTGCACGAATGGCAAACTCACTAAACGGAGTAGCATTGTTGGCTGTACTGATCAGACCAAAGCCAGTGACATAATTATTGGTGTCAATTTTGACAGAATACTTTGCATAAATATCGTTGTCGGCGTTGATCCTAGTGGTAGCCTCTTGCTGAATAGCAGTAGTGTTCGCCCCAACACTTGTTGAAAGCTGGCTTATCGACGTCGCTTGACTGGCTGTCGTCGTCTGCAAATTAGTGATGTTGGACTCAGCCGCACTTGTTCTAGTCGTAAGACTCGTAATAGATGTCGCTTGACTGGCTGTAGTGTTTTGCAGGTTAATGATGTTGGATTCAGACGTGGTCGCTCGTGTTTGCAACGATGTGATCTGAGTAGCCTGCGTAGACGTAGTGTTTTGCAGCGTAGTTATGGAACTGCCGAGCGAAGTATCTGCAGCTAACCGGGCTTGTTCTTCTGCGTAAATTCGAGCTGCGACACTACCAGCGAGCGATATTGGCCCATCTATCAGGTCAATGCGGTTACCAAGGTCGTTGTAGAGTTGTGACTCAGTGATCTGCCCGGTAAGCACATCTAACAAGTACTCCACATCCGGGCCTGTTTCACCCTGCACACCAGCAACAGCATTGAACGCGCCCTGCACACCAAGGACATTGACGAACCGCACCCAGTAATACTTGATAACGCTAGGGCCGACAGGGTCTACAAAGATTGCGCCGGGGGTCATGCCAACCTGCACAGCCGCACCAAGGTCGTCAGTCGAGGAGCCCCACACCTCAGCGTAGGCATGGCCGTTGTACAGCGGATCATCCCACGTCACAACGATGTTCTGGATTGCGCCAGATGCCTGTACATTTTTTGGTGTTGGTGGCGTGCCGACCACGCCTACTGGCGGGGTTACAGTACCTCCGGGCCCGGGGGCGGCAATACCCCCGCGAATCAAGTCGTTGACTGTGACAAGTCTGTCTCCATTGCGCCCGTCCAACGTCTCACGTACTTGATTGACGAATGCCTTGAGGTCTTGTGGTATGGACGAGACAACTGACGGTAGCTTAGACATTAGCCAGCTCCTCCATGGACTGCGCTACGACCACAGCAAACACCTCAGTGTTGCCCTCGATTTGGAACTCCCAGTCACGGCCCGGGGCCACTGGCAAGCGGAACGGAACACGGCTTGCAACAGTCTGCGTGTGTATCAACGTACCACTCACATAAATCTTAGCGGTCACAGGGTAGGCCTCAGCCTCAACTTGAGCGCACGAGAAACCCATGACTTGCGGCATAGTGAACTTCTTGGACTTCCATGTGTACGACATGGCCGAGCCGCCAAGCCAGATTTTTACTGAGCGATCAGAAAACGCTGTGTACAGTTTGTCAGCCTGCAAGTCGTTGTAGCCCGCAGTGGCGTAGAGCGTGTGCAAAATCATCTGGCCTGTGGTCAGGTCGAAGATAAAACCGCCAGTCGTTGTGCCGTTGTCATAGAACGCCACGTACTTCATGTCGTGGTGGTACGCATGGATCGACGATGGGCGGAATGTGGACTGCCATTGAGCCCGAGTGAACATTTGCTCAGTCAGTATGCGTGAGCCGCCAGAGCTAAGCAACACAAGGCCATCAGGACTTGCATAGATGACCGAGCCGCCAATACTCACAATGCTGCGCTTTGATGCGCAGGCCTGCTCCAGATCGGACTTGACCACTACCATGGAGTCAGGGTGACTGCCTTGGATGAAGTATGGCGTACCAGTGGTCAGCACAGCGAGGGTGGTGTCCATACGACCTAGCCCAACCACGGGGAAGTCCACAGTCTGGTTGTACTCCACAGGCCATGCGTGTGGGTGGTAGGGATCACAGAAATAGATATCTCGGCCAGTAAATCCAGCCATGATGCCGTTGGGCAAATTGGTCAGTCCACGCAGCGTGTCAGGTGGCGTAAGCCATGTCAGACTTGGCAGTTCTTCACCGAGTTCTTCAGCCTTCACACTGTCCGTAAACGTGTTCTGCGACACAGGCAGTTCGCCGACAAACAGGTAGATACCTGCCACAGCACGGTACAGCCGCCAGTGTGTTACCAGATACCCGGTAGGAATAGCACCACGACCAGAAACGGTAACAGTCTGACCAGTGCGCACATCCACAGTAGCAGACGCTGGTGCGGGAGCTGACTGGAACTCGAAGCCAGCTTCTTTGTTGACCCATGTCCATGTGTAGACGCGAGTCTCTGGTACTTCAGGAATGTCTGTGATACCTGATGCGTTGACAGAGGCGTACTGGGCAACCGATGGGTAATCGCCACCGCGCAAACGGATCGACGCAGAAGTGCCAGCCGCCGTAGTAGACACAATAGCAATAGGGTCAATGAGACCATACACCACCGTACTTCCGCCGTAGCCATCGACAACGCTCAAATTGTCAACTGTATAGAACGATGGAATCTGCACAAAGTTCTCTGTGGTGTTGATCAACACCGACAGGAAACGGCCCTCAACGCTGTCGACGTTGGCCTGTGTAACTATCACCCGTGCAGGCTGCGGAGACTCAGAGCCTACCTCTGTTTTCTCAAACCTATCTTCGCCGCCCACTGTTCGACGGTATGTGATACGCCCGCTGGCACCGCCACCTGTTGAGCCCGGGGTAATAACCACGCAGGAACCATAGGCCACAGCAGTTAACTGCCCAGTCATGCGGGACGTCAAAAACGTGGCCAGCGTAGATGCAGTCAATGTGCCAGAAGTGGCGGCGTTGACGTGCGTACCAGTGTTGCTCTCCAGAACGATCGTGTCACCGTTGGAGATAGAGCCGATCTCAGAGTCGTCGATGACCAGCAAGGGGGATGAATCCGAAGCGCCAGTGCCTTGAAGGTCAAGCCCAGAATAGGTAAACGCGCCAGATGTATTTGCCGTGGAACCTGTGCGGAACCGTACGTAGAGCCGAGCATCTTCACCTGACGTCGGGCTTGTCAGCTTAACTGTGTTGCCCTCAACTACGGCATCAACAGATGACCCGGCATTGATAGCAGCAGCTACCGTGGTAGGGTTGATCGGGCTGGTCAATGGTACGTTAGTAAACGGATCAGCCTCAGCAAGTTTGCCTTCAATGCCATACGTTGTAGTCAGCTGCGAGATCATCGTAGCCGTCAGGATTACTACGGCTGGAGAAGTAGATGGCGTAAACGTCGAAGCACTGACAGTCAGTGCCTGCGTAGGGGCTGCAAGGCCCAGAGGGCGAGACACCGAGGGGTAGTTACTGCCCGACAGCGCGATCTGCGCGTACGTGGCTTTTGGAGGGCCGTCACCCGTGAAAAACGTCCACTCGGAGGTATCACCTGCGACTTGGCTGCGGCACACGTCCACGTCAGAAGTCCAGTGAAACCAGTAGTTGGAGTCCGAAACCGAGTCTTGGCCGAAGCGGTAAATAGTCGCTGGCGTGCCCACCTTGGTCAAAGTAGCGACAGCAGCGCTTACGTTCGACAGCGGCTGCAAAGAACCGTTGAAAACTACAGCGTTAAGCGAAGTCTGAGCCCCTGAATCCGGCAAATAGCGCGGCGGTACCTTGGGCGAAATGCCACCAAAAGACTTGATCGGGATAACGGCCATGATGATTTCCTCATTAGGCCTGATTGTAATTGGGTTCACCCAGTACCGCCAAGGCGTGATTCGTGTGGGCGATGCGGTCATCCAGACCGATTGTGCCGCCGTTGATCTTTTTGGTCAGGGCCAAGTTGTTGCCAGACTCAGCCAGTGCGTTGAGCTTCTGGGTGTCCCAGAACCAACCAGCCGTCAGGGCAGCATACTGAGGAGTGGCCACTAGGTCAGGCTCCATGATGAAGTCCACGCCGAGGGCCACGCTTGCGTGGTGGTAATTCGCCGCGCCGGTCAATTGCAAAATTCCTCTTCCCCTAAAACGAAAGCCATCACCTGATGCCTCATCTCTGTTGTTCATGCGGTTGCCATAAATGCGGTTTGCAATTCTTTTCGGTTGGCGTTCATATGCGGCAGCCTCCTCTGGGGTAAAGCCCCAAGTGCGCCGTGGCGTGCGCGGGAACAGCTTCAGCAGTGTTGCCGCCCTATAGTTGAGATTCTCCTCCAGCACCCGAAAATTGGCACTCTCATGGCTGCACTGGCCGATAAACGCGGCCTGCTGGCGAGGCGTCAGGATGTTGAATCGCTCAAAGGTGGCGTTCAGCGCATCGACCCACTGAGGGCCGATGTGGAGTTTCTTGAGTTGTTCAGCGTTGAGCATTGATGATGTTCCTCATGTTGTCGTAGGCGTCGATGCACGCATTCAATTGGTTAATCGCCCTGTCCCCATCGGCTGCAATCTGTGCAATCAATTGGAGGGTTTGGCGTTCGGCTTCGCTGGCTCCACTGGCACTAGTATCTGGGTCAGGCGCTCTGTCAGATTGGCTTGGCGCTTGGTTGCTATTTCCGCTGGCAACGGGGGCACTTGCGGGGGTTTGTACGCAACTTGCGGTGGGGAGGCGCACCCGACCAGCAGAAATGAGGCGATTGAGATCAGTTTGCTTTTGAGCGACAACATCGTTGGCCTTTCTCAGTTCGGTTTCTTTGTCTGCGACGGCCTTGGCCATCTCCTGTTCTTTGGCTCTCGCCTCTTCGTTCTTCTTGGCGATCTCAGCTTGCATCTCGGCATCGCGGTCGCCCCAACCACTGCTGTAGCCGTATTTGTAGATGCCAAAGATTGTCAGCAGCACCAGCAGCACTGCTATGCCTGTGCGCTGTATTGAGGTCATGATGCTTCCTTACGAGCCGCTGCAATCTCTGCACGGTCTTCTTCAGGTTCTTGGTGCTCTGGGGGCGTTGTTGGTGGTGGGCCGGGAGTCCAGCTTTCGTCGAGCTCTGGATTCTTCCATACTGGCATAGCCCCAAATGGCTGGCTTGGCAGGCCATACGCAGACTGTGGAGGTGCGTAACTGCTTTGGTTGTACCCGCCCGTCGTTGGTTGGTACATCGGCTGTTGTGGGGGCTGCGGTGGAGGGGGTGTAAATGCTTTGGCTGCTGTAGATACAGCCCGCTTGCCCACAATGCCGCCAATACCGCCTACGATCAGCAGCACGATGTCGTTGAGCATCTTGGTATACGCTTGATCAATGGGGGCCATTGACTTGATCGGCTGCGTCACAAAGGTCACTGAGTACAGCAGGGCGAAGACTATACCTGCAAGGATCAGTGTGATCATCACGACCACAAAGCCCCACACCCTAACTTCGAGTTCCTCAGCGGTCAGCTTTGGCGTCTGTTGATTGTCTAGTTTGATCAATTTGCTTCTCCAAGATAGGGGCTACCAAATACTCAGGGCACTGCTGTGTGAACAAACACTTGGGCTTTTGACAGTCTGGTTTGTAGAAGTTGTCAGGGTTCTGGCATGGGTATCGGTATCGGTCTTCACAGCCGACCAGTGCCAACACCGCCAAGATCAGTGCAATGTGTTTCATGCGCGTACATCCACAATGTGTTGTTGGGCCTTACTTGCTTCGATCAACTTGGCGTGATGCTCTTTTGTTTGCTGAGCATTGACTTGCAGCCGCTTCAAGTTCTGTTCGCTAACCAGCCGAGAACGCTCTTGCAGCTCTTTCAAGTGTCTTTGGTGCATCTCGACTTTCATATGCCTATGTACTCCAATGCTGCTTCAATGATTCGCTCTGCGATGTACACGGGCAAGTATTGGAGCAAGTCAAACCCCACCCAAACGAAGGCGAGATAGCAACTGATTTTGAGCCACTGGTCAAAACCATCTTTGACTTCTTTCCACTTGTCCACATCAACCGCACCCAACAGAGGAACAATACGCGATCACCTCAAAAACAAGGTACATGATGATGACAGAGATAACCGTAATCAGTGTGATCCCAACGCCCAATTCAATCATCTCTTTGCGCTTTTTGGCGGCATTCAAGGCACGAGCAGCTTCGCGTCTTTCTTCTTCCCGGTCTTCCTTGTTCATCTCCATGACGCGGACCTGAATCTGGTTCCAAACGTCCATATTGTTGGTGGAGAAAAACAAGTTCTTCAGCTCAACCTCAAAATCCTTTTGGGCCTTGATAGCCAGTTCGATCTCGATGGCCTTGCCCATGTTGGAGCCGCCAGACCTCTTGGCCTCTCTAGCTGCTTTGGTGGCCGTGTGCTTGGCGTCAAAATACTTGCCGATCAGCGGACCAAGACTGGCCACGTTGTCAACAGTAGCTGACGCTTTCTTAATCATGTTGACTGCAGTGTTAACTGCAGCTAACGCGGTTACTGGATCAATCATTACAGCCCCCTAACAGCAAACAGGGCGACTTGCAATAGCCACCACACAACAACGATGCCGATGGCGATTTTAACTCTCACATCAGTGTAGACACAAATACTTTGACACACCAGACGATGAGTCCAATAAGAAGGACCGCAGCGATGAAGCTAACGGCCCAGTCTCTCATGACTTGTCGGCTTTGCCGTCTAACTTATCAAAAATTTGCTTCAGTATCGCTTTTACTTCAGCAATGTCCGAACGGTAGTCTTCTTTGACCACATAGTTGTGTGGCAACTCGTTTACCTTATCTTCCAGCTTTTGGATTTTTTGTGTCTGATTATTGAAAATCCACGCGACAAAAAAGCCAGCTGCGCTGACTACAAGGTTAAAAAGCTGCTGGTTATCCATGGTTTACCTCGACTGCGAACTGGGAGCATTGTAGTTCAATACGCCTCGGCCAAAGCCGCTAAAATTTCCCCATAACATGCAACCCAGTCGTCAAAGCTCTGGGAAAAGGCATTTATGAATGAAGTCATGGACTACCTCCGGCTCGAAACCAAGTGCCGCCATAACTTTTGGCGTATGTGGGTTTTGCTTCTGCCAGTGGCAGTAGCGATTCTGCTGCGTAGTGTAGTCGGTTGAAGTGGCTTTGCCAATAGAGCCAAGGTAGTGACTTAAGTTTTCAAGAACGAAGTTGATGAGTCGCTCTAGCTCTTCTGGGTCTTGGATATTGCCCGCAGCTACCATATTGCCGCTAAATATCTGGCGGGCCCACTCGGGAAGCTGGCGCTCTTTACTCCACTGCTGTGAAGCTGCACGATCCGCGAACCAGTTGTCAAGGTCTGTTGGCTCAACGGTGCTGAAGTCGTGGAACGCGCCTGTTACTTTGGTAGGCCCAGCAATGAGGTCGAAGCCAAAGACTGGCGATGGGTCGTTCGTGTGAGGGAAGACGCACAAGTGCATCATGTACAGCTTGCTTGTTTCCCGTGCGTCAACGATGTCTAGGTGTGCGCGGCGGAAGGTGCTGCTGCGCCACAGGTGGTTTACCCACGGGTAGTCGTGCCCTTCGTCATACGACTCGTACTCAGCGAGCGCGGTTTTGATGCGCTCTGCAGCAGCTTCAAGTTGGGGTATCAGCAAACTCATGAGCCAGATCGTCAAAGAGTTTGAGCACAAAGTCAAACGCCACGTTAGCCTCGTCGGCCAGATCGTCGGTGAGCTTGGCACGCAGTTTGGCGACCAGTTCAGAGCGATTCTTGAACTCGTACATCATGCCGCTACCGGGCACTTTGGACTTGATCATCTGTCCGCCGTACATATCGCCCATGTGGCGAACGTAGAGGTGCGCAAGCACATTGGGTACTGACGCAAGGTACTCAGCGTACTCTTGAGCTGCGGGCATAACTGGTATCTGATCTACAACGTTAAGCTCGGCAAAGTCGCTTAGGATGGCGTCAGCACGCTCGATACCATCAAGGTCGTCAAGCAGTCCATTAGCGCGTGCGCGGGACTCAAGGGCGTCGTAGACGCGGACCATGTTGAACAAGTAGACCGCGTAATCCCGCTTGGTCATATTGCCAGAGAACAACAACGTAGTGAAGGGGTGAGCCTCCGCTGCGTCGTGCTTAGCCTTGATCGCGTCTCTCAAGCTCATGCCGTCGCCTTGATTGGTATGAACTTGCGCTTCTGCTCGTCACGAGCCTCCCAAATGTACTTCCTGTCGGGGCGCTGGGGGCCCTCGATGTGAACGGGCTTGTACCCGGTGATGCTCTTGATCGTAGCAGCGAAGAAGACGACATTGTCTGAAAAGGAGTTGTTGCAGGATGCGTCCCACAGCTCGCCACTCAAGAACATACATGACCCCTGACACAGCTGAAGCACTGGGCAGTTCGAGCATTCGTCACGATCTGACCAGTGAGTAATCGTAGTCAGTTTGACGTCTTCGATTTTGTCGACATGGCCAATCTTGTGCGAAGCGCCAGCTGGGTTTGTGCCAGCAGTAGATACGTTCTGGCAAGTGATCACATTTCCATTTAAGTCGACAGCGATTTGCTCAACTTTGTCCATGCCACACTTCTGGCCAAGAACTTCTTTGGGGGCGCGGTCAGCGATCATTTGGCCAAACCCCTCCATCTTTTGCCGAACTACGCCAAACCTGCTGGCACCGCCTGACTCAATATCCGCGTAGGCAACCTTGCGGTATTCGACCTCTTCAGCAAGACCGCTCAGGGAGTTAGTCAGCCCGCCTTCATCGTAGGCATCAACAAAACCGCCTTCGCCGAACGTAAGGTATTTGGCATCCTCGCCGAGAAGCTCCTCAAAGTACTTCTGGGCTGCAGCGCGGGAGTTGTTCGTGCGGTTCATCATCGTGTTGACACCGATCAACCCTTTGGGCCCAAAACGCCGCATAGCCTTTTTAAAGATAGCCAGCCCCTCTTCCGTCGCAAAAGGATCAGGCCCGCGAACATGCTGCCCGGGACCGTCGTGTGAAATGGCGAATGAAAAATCCATTTCGTCCAGCCAGTCCAGCTTCTCGTCGTCGAGTAAGCTGCCGTTCGTGATTAGGGAAAAGCTAGCGTTTGGGTAAAGAACGCGAATGCGCTCAGCCAGAGGTTTCATTGTCTTCCAGTAGACAAATGGCTCGCCACCCCAAAACTCAAAGCGTGTCCCATTACCGCGACCGTCGACGCCGCCGCGATACCAGTTTGGTAACTTCTTGATAAACAACTCAACGTCACTTGGGTTTGTTTCTTCGGCGTGAGGAACAAAGCGCTGGCTGCAGTACTCGCAGGAGTAGTTGCAAGACAGGCCCATTGAAATCTTGATGGTCGTAAAGTTATATTTGAAGCCTTTACCAACCGGGTACTTCTGGTGGGCGTAGTGAATTTTTTGAGCCGGAGATATGAACAAGTCTTCGCCGTTCTCATCAGTGAGAGCGGAGTTGTTGTTATCGTAGTAGAAGACTTTGCTTTCGCCCGCGTCATTGACTGCTGTAACCGTAAACTTAGCCATTTAGAACCTCATCTCTGACTGCAATTCGACATAGCAGTGGCTAGCCACCTGAAAATTAACGACCGCCGCAACGCGGGTAGTCGAGCCTCGGTATACGTTTGTCTCATGCCATACATAGGCAGGGTGAATCACAGTCATGCCCTGAAAAGGCTCGATTGGATCAACTTTTTCCCAGTATGGGTAGTTAGGCGTACCTCTTGGGTCAAGTAGAAGAAGAGCGTGCGAACCGTGCCGCTCCGATGCTCCAAGCTCTGAATCGCTCTCATCAAGCGCCAAATAGTGAACCAGCACGCCATCCATCGCTTGATGGTAATGCGGGTAAGTTCTAGCGCCGGGTTGCTGGACATTACCGAAACAACGGCCAACTAGCTTTACATCGTCCGCTTGCTCGACATCAAGCGCCTCGCGTAAGAAACGACGGTACATCTCGCAAGAGAAACGCTCAAACTCTAGGATCGAGTCACGCTCTTCGGGAAACATGTCAAGGTCATTAAACAGATTGTACGGCGTGACTGCGTAAGCCTGTTTTGACTTCATAAATGTATGAAAACCGGGGGAAGTCTCTTCAACTCGTGATCTGGCGTCTTCACGTTTTACGATGGCGTTGATGAGGTCTAAACGAACTTTATCAGGGAGTGGCGTGTAGCCAGTCATGACTGGTGTCGACCACAGTTTTCTGATTTGCATTCTTTTCCTTTTAGGCTGGCAGTGTTGCGTTGTGTGAAGAAATTAAGTTATCGAGAAGCCGCGCAGACTCAAGGGGCCCTGAGACTGTGGTCGCTTGCTTTTCTGATAATAGCACTGCTTTCGGACGCATGTAAAAAATCAAATCGCAGTTTTGCATAGAAACAACATTCTTGCGCGGGACAAGCAACCTAATAGAGTAGTTGTCCTGAAGACTGTCTTTGATTAGGTTGGGGATAGTCACACCGGCAGCGTGTGCTTTGTCGTAAAGGTCTAGCCAACTAGGGCTCCCTGTGCTGCAAAGGTCTTGTTCACCGAATGAAAGCATGCCCCCATGCTCAGAGGCTACAGCTGAGTGCACTTCATCTAAAGAAATAGACGCCTGAAGAACTTCGTTGTAGTTAGTGCTGAACAGCAAAGACAAGCGGCTGTGCTCTAATAACACAGCCGCCCATTGTAAGCCCGTATCTACCTCATAGCGGTAGAGAGCGCTCATTGAACTGTAATTTCGTAGTCAACCTTACCCGGCCAGAACTTGTAGCCAGCTTTAACTCTGGCCGTTGCCCCAGCGGGAATACCGGAAAGATCAAGACGCACCACGTCTCCATCCCTAGCACGAGAACGATTTAATACTCCTGCTGTAGCTTCAAGATAAACTTCAACATGATCGGAGCAAGATAATGTCAGTTCGACCTGCCCGCCAACAGAAGCTGTGGTTGGGCCTGCAAAAGATATCGGCAACCAAGCACCGAGGAAATCGGTAAGGCGCTCAATTTCTTCGGCTACAAGTGGCTGACCATTAACCGTAACGTCAAAGTCTGCACCCTCAAAAAAGTACAAAGTACATTCTTGAAAAGAACAACCGCGATACGGTGTCAAAATAAACATTGCTGGATACCCGCCATCACCAAGAGAGCGATAGACGGCTAGCGCTGAGTCGCGCCTTGCCGTGCCGTGTGTATCAACAAAAGGAGAGCCTCTATACCCAACAGAAATTGCTGTGGTTTCGACCGCCAGTAGGGCACTGTCTTTTTGACCCACGGCAATAATGCCGTGGTCTTGTGAGTACCTAGAAACAATATCTTGTAGGTCTGCTGTCAGTTGTACGGGCTCCTCGTCACCTATAGTCATAGAAAACGTAAGAGATGATCCACTTAGGCTGACTGCAGCGCTACCAGTGTAAGAAGCAAGAGCAGTTTTTAGTGTTGGCATGACCATTTCCTTTATCAGCAGTTGCAGTTGCAGTTATAGCGGCGTTGACGTACACCTAGTCTAACTGTGCTACCGCTGGAACCCAAATAAGGACTGTTACACTGGTTGCACTGGAAGTCTCCGCAATTTACTATAACACTATCAATCATTAGGCTAGTATCTACGCAGTTTTGAACGGCGTTAAAGAACCCGCTAATGCTGGCTGTGCTAACTGCAGTTACTCGGCCCTGTGCATTCAGAGTCAGGATCGGTATGGCACTCCCGCTTCCAACCGTCTGCGCAGTAATGACGTTGGCGGTGAGACCGTCGACGTACTGCTTTGTAGCAGCATGCAAAGCGTTTGCCGGATCGCCATCGAGCGTGATCTTGCCGGTCATCGTGCCGCCAGTTCTGGCGAGTTTTGTGTCGGCGTATGTCTTGGTGGCTTGCTCTGTTGGTACGGCTACGTTGCTGTTGCCAGACAAAGTGCCGTCAGATGAGAACTCGTTGATTGTCTCGCCGAGCTGTGCGCCAATCGAGCCAAGACGAAGCGATGTCAAGCCAGCCAAATCGAACGCGCTAGCGTTCAGAGTGGCGCGACCAGTCGCTTGGTCAATGCGGAAATACTCGCCCACACGGAAGTTGCCGTCTTGGTCAGTGGACACGTAAAACACGCGACCCGGGAAGGCCTCGTCCGTCTCATTGCCCTGAGCAGGCGGTTGAGTCGGAGTACCGGGGTAGTTGGTAGTAGTGACCCCGCCCGTGCCGATCGACAAAAAGTCGTGGCCGGTCAGGCGAATCTGCGAGTACATGGAGCGCAAAGTCACGGCAGCGCCAGAGGCAGAGCCGGTAGGCTTCTCTTGCGCCAACACCACAACAATTTCGCTGCTGGTGTTGACGTATGTGCCGGTGACGCTCTGCACCACGTAAGCAACGGAGTCGCCAGCAATTTGGATCGACTGACCGGGCTTGGGGATAGCAGTCAGGCCGTTCATCACAAGGACGAAGCCCTTCTGGTTCTCCAGAGCGCCAGCCTTAACGGTGCCGGTACCGCCGCCTGTAAACGTCAGCGTGTTACCTGAAGCGAATGTCCCAGTCGCGTTCCTGACGTACACCTTGTCGGCAGTTGTCTGGACGTTGGTCACGATCGCTGTTGCGCCGCTGCTGGACGTCACGGTGTCGCCGACGTTGATGTTGCCACCGGTGTAGATGAAGTTGAGTTGTTGACCAAGCAAAGTGCCAGTAACCGGAGTCTCGTTGGCGTTAAAACCGCGAGAGGTAGCACCCCAAGTGCCGTAGCTATTGTTACCGTTAAGCGCACGAATCTGACCGCCGCCAGAGGCCGTGTAGCCGAAGTAGCAGTAGTAGGTGAAGCACGAAACAATCTCAGCCTTCGCGCCGTCCTTGACCCAGTAGCCAATACCGTTGTCGCTGATCACGGTGTAGCCGTGGAAGATCATCGACTCGTAACCGCTGGCGTGGACAGCGCCGTCGACCAGAGCACCAATCAGCCCGTTGCCGATGGCAGAGCACTCAAGCACGTAAGGCGACTTTGTGGTCACCGGGCTGGCGGGGTTCAGTCGAACCACCACGCCACGGATCGTCGAGGTCGTCACGTCAGAAGCGGTTGTGCCCGGAACCCAGCCGGTCATACCGATGAAGGTCATCTTGTTCAAGATGGAGCCGTTGCTCATCAAGAACATCGTAGACTGGTTGTTCGGCGTAACACCGTCGTCGCTGTTGCCCGCTGCGGGCTGAACGATGGTCGTGCGCTGGTTGTCACCAACGATGGCCACGTTGGCGGGCACAGTGATAGGCAGCTGCTCGGAGTACGTGCCGGTCTTGACGAAGATCGTGGAGCCAGCTGGAGCCTGTTGGCAAGCGTACTTGATCGAAGCAAAAGGAGCAGAAATGTTCCTGCCCGTGCTTAGGCTATCAACACCATGAGGGGCGACGTAGAACACGTTGGAAGAAGCGGTTGCTCCAATCCAGTCGATGCCCGAGCCAGCCGCGTTAACAGTCAGAGATTCGCCATTGCTGCCCGCAGTGATCACGGGGAGAACGTCAGCGCCACCGACGGCGAAGACATCCCAGTTAGCAGCAATGTCATCCTCAAACGAAGCACCGGAGGTGTGGTTTACCTTGGCAATGTAGGCCGAGCCAGTTGGACTCTTGACGATATCGTCCTTGAAATAGGTCGTCGAAGTAGCCCAATTCTGACGCCAGCGGGCACCGCCAGCAAAAAGACGCCAGTAAGTTGTGTTGCTAACTGGATTATTGACTGTGTCCTGCAAGGCGATGTACGTTGAGCCGCCAGAAGAAACAATGTCGTTGCGCTGGTAAGCGGTGGTCAGCAAGAACGAGCCTTCATACTGCAGGCCGTCGGCGAACTGCGACCAGAAAGCCACGTTTGGCGGTGTGTTGCCAGTGGTGTCGGCGACAGCGATATACACTTTACCGCCGTGGGCAACACCATCACCAACCTTGTAGGCAGTAGCTCCGCTATAGACACCTTTGAATTTGATGCCCTCAACCATAAGCTGCCAGAAGGTTGTATTCGTTGGCAGATTACCGGATGTCTTCATCCCGTAGGTATAGACGTAGACGTTACCGCCGTACTTAACGATGTCGTTGGTTTCGTAGAGGACGGAGTTGCTCCAGTCACCAGCAAAGTTGAAGCGCAGCTTTCCGAGATCAATTAGTTGTGTCATAGGAATTTCACCATAAGGTGACCGTTGTTACCCCACTCGAACGTGAGCGTGTCTCGCGTCCAAACCCATTGCTTGTAGTCGTTGGCGTCGACAATGTCTTCCTGCGGCAGGACCACGGGAGAACCATCGTTGATCTTCTCGATGTTGAGGTTGCCTGTGGCTTGATCGAGGCGAAAACCATAGAAGGTCTTGTCTGCGAGGTCTGAACCTACATAAAAACCAGCCATCACGCAACTCCTACCAAGATTGAAGCTATGACATCAAAGCTGTTGTCCAGCACACTGGCCGCAACTATAGCATCTCCAGCCATCAGCACAAGTTTATTTCCACGCATCAGCTCGTCGCTCTCGCCGTTGCCGATGCGCTTGTTGTTGGAAATGTAGGTGTCGCCGCCCGCCTTACGGAGAATCAGGCTGATGGGCAAAATGCCACCAGTCTTGTTGGCCACGTTGCAGCCGATCAAAATGGCTTTTACGCCTGTGGGCACGGTGTAGACCACCGTCTCGCCGTTACCCACATTGTTGGCTGTAGCGTTGATGAAGCTCGTTGCCATGATTACCCCAGTGCGATCGCCAACACCAATGCGTCAGTGTTGGCTTCATCTACGACTTCCTCAATCCGGTCTCTCAGATTGATGAAGTTCTGGTCAACTTCAGCATTTGTCAGCGGGCTACCCTTGGCCGTATCGCCAACCTCTCGGGTGATGATCTGTGCTTCCATGAGTCGCCCCTAAAATTAGCTGACAGTCACTGTCCAAGTAACAGTCATCGAGTCGCCAGCTTGTTTGTTCACAACTGGGAACACTGTACGGCAAAGCATTGTGCCACCAGAGCTGTTGTTAAAAATACCCGACTCTGTTACAGCGCCAGTGCCCACGCCAGCGGCGAAAGAAGCAATGTATGTGATCTGGTTAGCCGCAACAGTTGTGCTTGTGAGCGCGACGCGAGCGCCAGCGATCTCGGTTTCCAGTGTGGTGTTTGCCGCAGCTGCTGCTGTCGTGCCAGTGCCCAATGTCATGTGTGACATCACAGTAGCAGTAGCATCCTTCATGCGGTTGACGATGAAGTTCAAGCCAGTATCAACCACCAAGTTTTTCAGCAGATGGTCTTCTTTGACTTGGCCATCAGGGCCAGTCAAAACAACGTGGAGTTGGCCACTGGCCTTCAGGTTTTCGAGAGTGTTCATCTCAGTTCCTTATGAAAAAATTCGCTCTGTACCTACGTACGCTTGGGAAAAGTAGGTGCTGTCGCAGTAGTTGGTCATAGCCAACAAGCCGCTGCTCCCCACGTTTGCGGATTCCTGTAGTGTACGCTGTAACGCAACGGTGCGCAATTCTGATGTGGGAAGATTTTCTGTAAGGTTTTTGCCTACAAAATTGGTCTGTTCGTCGTCTATGGTGGCTTCACCATAGATGTCGTCAGTTACGCCTACAGTGTCGAAAAAGTTCTTACCTACACCAACCACAGTTGTATCAGCCGCTGTTTGGTTTTCGTTTTGCGGCGGCACCCCTCCAGCAGCGATGCGGACTACATCTACGTGTTCAGACGTAACCACACCCGTAGCGTAGTAGGCGTCCAAGAAGAAACTCAGCGAGTCAGTCGTTGTAACAGTGTCGGCCAAAAACTTGGAAAAACTGCGCGTAGTATTGCTGGACGACACCACAGTGTCCTGTGACACTCGTGCTGTAGCAAGCTCCAACGCTTCAGCTGTCAGAACTTGGTCGGCGCGTGACGCGCCAAACTCTACGTCGTTGAAGTCACCTACGCTGATAGCGTCATCAAGCTGTTTGGCCGCTGCGAGCAGGGCTTCGTCGCTAGTCGTTGTCGTATCGCTCTGAACGCGGGCGACGTCAAATGTGGTTTGCGTAACAGTCGGGACAACGTCAAGCAGTACTTTGCTCAAAAACACTACCTGCCCGTCATCCGTCAGCAAATTGGCGTTGATCTCATCCGTAGCGTCAGTGACGTCTTCAAAAAATCGAACAAAAGCAACTGTACGGTTGAACAAGTCATTTGCTGTAGCGCCGTCAATTGCGCGTTTGCCAAACTCTACGCTGCTGTCGTCACTTACGTCGAAAACATCTTGACGCGTTGTAGAGAAGCCCTTCGCAACCAAATCACCTGTAGGCACGGTGTCACCCAACACCTTGCTACTATCACGCGTCACAAGCTCCGAGCTCAAGGTCGTATCAGCCAGACGCTTGCCTACTGCACGGTCAACCTGATCGGCGACATGCGCAGCATCAGCCAATACTTTGAAGACCTCGGCCAATGCACGATCAACTGCTTGTATCTCGTCAACACGCAACTTAGACATGTTGAAGTTGCGAATCTCGGTCGCTGTGAATGTGTCGGCTATGTTCAGCAGCGTGAAGAATTTACCAGTCTTCGCCCCTGTTACAAGCAGAGACGCTTTAATAGACGCAGAAATAGCGCCGCGCTTACCGACCGCTGCTAATGCGGCTACACGCGCTAATGCGTTAACGGTGCTGCTTTGTACTTTGGTTGTGCCAAGAATCACGCGTACGCGTGCTGCCAGCGACTTGTAGGTCGCTAGAGCTTTAAGTCGCGTGGGCTTTGGTGGACGGGCCATTTAGAACTGAGCGCGTACTTGAAACTTGGTGACTGAGTACACGGTCTGAATGGTGGAGTCGGCAAATGTGACTTCCAACTCGCCTTCATACATACCGGGCTCTATATTGAGGTTACCTGCACCGAACTGAAACGCCACACGACCACCGCTACCGGGGGTTGCGTAGGCTTCTCCCGGTGCAGATTGCGACACTGTACCGTCTTCAGCTTCTATGCCAGACTGCAAATAGCCTGTGAGCGTAAACAAAATGTTTTGTGTGCCAGCGGCGCGAAACTTCAGGAGGACGGTAGCGCCCGCTATGTTGACAATAGCATTTGTCAACTCATCAGAGACTATGTAGCGAAGCTGGGGTCTAGTGTCGCCCTGAACCAGTTTAATTTTTTGAGACATGTTGTATCCTTACGCCGCTGGTCGCTGACGCACCATACGAGGCACGCCACGAAAATCACGAACACGGGCGTTTACGATGGCCCGCTCGAACAACCCTTTGTGCATACCCGCCAACGCTACATCCGACCATTCTTTGCCCGGAATCATGGCAAGTTGTGCGATAGCACCACTGACCAGCGTATCTGCGAAAGTCTCGTAAATCCAATCTTCGACGCCAGTGCCGCTCCGGTTTGGCTTGAGTACGGCGTACACCTTGAGCGTAGTACGCTCTACAGGTGTGGGAAAAATACGAATAGTGTTGTCGGCCTGAACCCAATACTCACGCGGCTCACCAGTCTCGTCTAAGTTTTCGGTAGCAACCAAACGTAGGTCAGTACGCGAAAGCGCAGTTTCGCCGTACACCACAGAAATGATGTTTTCGACCAAGCCTGTGTCCGTACACAGGTCGTAGTCAACCACGTTGGGAGTCACGTACAGAGTGTCGACTTGCTCGCGCCACAGGTGCGTGCGTGCGAAAAAATCTGAAGCAGCAATGCCCAAATACATCTTTATAGACGCATTAGGGCACGACGGTAAATGTGGAGATATGAGGGGGAGAAAGTCATCCCATGTTTTGGCCATTAGGCAACTCCCGGCTGCGATGCAGCGTTGACTTGAGCAGATACGCCCAGAGCATTCTGAAACGCTTGGTAGTGGGCCACAGCTCGTTGGGCGTTCGCGGCCTGCTCCGCATCCTTGGTATACGCACGGTACAGCACATAGTCTAACAGCGCGTTAGCAAATATGTCATCAATGCGAATAACTTCAGTATTCGTCGGGTCCGCCAGTTGAACATCTGTAAGAGTGTGCGGTGACGGAACTTGTGTGTAAACCACTTCGAGGCGAGCTGCTGTTGTAGCAGGCGGGTACACATAAAACTCACGCGGCTGGCGAGCGTCAAACATGTACTCTTCAATGTTGACTGTCTGAGCTTCGCCATACCAACCTCTGCGCTGATCGTCGAGTGAGCGACGGTCCACTAGACGAACCGCATGCTTGTTGGACGTGGTAGCGGTGTTACGTACGACAGAAAGCAGCCGTGACGCGTTGGAAAACGTAGTTGTAAGCACTTGCCGAGGGCCCGCCACGCAGGCGAACTCCCCGGTCAACGTGTTTGAGTCTGGGCGAAACGTAAGCGTCTCGCGGTAGCTGTCATTGAGCCACAGCTGCAATTCAGACAATGCCCACCGTACAGACGTGGTGTCTTGAAGAATTGTTCTGGCCCGAGTAATCAGGTCAACAACTTTCACGGTGGCCATGGTTTACCTCACAGTTCAGGCTCTACATTAGCCAATTCTACCGCAGTAGGGGCCTCTGGGGTAGGCTGAACTTCAGTAGTGGGCTCTGGGGCTTTCTTGGCACGTTTGGGCTTGGCTGAGGCCTCTTCCGCTGCTGCATTAGAGTGCTGATTGGCCAGTGCCTGACCTTCGTCGGTATATACCCATTCGTCGCCGTTCATGCGGGCGAGAATTACGATCTTGCCATCAACTACAGCACGGGCTTTGTTGGACAGAATTTCTCCGCCAAGGCGGTCGAGAAGATCATGGATGTTCATTGAATGCTCCAGTAAAGTAAAAAGGGGCTCCGAAGAGCCCCTTTATTGTGCCACCGATCAGGTAGCCGAGCCAACTTGGGCTACGACCAGAGCTTCTGGCTTGACAGTCTTGCGACCGTACACAGCCAAACCACGGACGATGTCGCCGAAGTCAGTCTGGTTACGCAGAGGCTCAGTCTTGTTCACGGTCATGGCGAAAGACATCGCTGCCTTAGTACCAGCAACCATCACGCGACGGGCCTTGGCGTTGGACACAGAACCACCAGTGGCGGGGTCAGACAAACCAGCAACCAGTGCCTTGCCAGCAGCGCCGCGAGGCAGCAAGTTGGACACGTACACAGTGAAGCGGTCCAACATACCGATCTTGCCGCTACGAATGGTCGACTGAGCGTCGCCAGTGAAGTAGGCTTGAGCGATGTTGGATTGCATCAGCAGATGACGGTCGAAGGGGCTGATCACCAACCAGCGACCATCTTCAGGCACGTTCTGCTCGTCCAACACTGTGGACATACGCAGGATCGCCTTCAAGACGTTCTCAGGAGTGGCTTGGTCGATAGGTGTAGTGTCTGTGCCCAAGTTGTAGGCAGCAGAGATAGCACCAGCGTTAGCGCCTTCGTTGGCAGCGGCAGGGCCTTCAGTGACCATGTTGTTGAAGAACACTTCGTTTTCGATGGAAATCTTCAACTGCTTGGCGGCGTCTTCGGTGAACATGTTCATCAAGTTCATGTCGGACTGATAGGCCAACACGTCGTTGACTTGCACGCCGAAGTACTTGCCCTTGTTCACTTGCATATCTTGGAAGATAGGAGTGGGGACTTCGTACGACAGGTTCTGGCCAACGGTGTAGTCAGAGATGCTGATGGAAGGAGCCAGACGGATACGGATGGTATCGCCTTGGTTCTTCAGTTCACCTTCATAGTCGGTGTTGGCGATTTCCGACAACATCGTGTTCTGGTAGAACTTGGCCAGCAATTTGCCGGACCACAGGGTGGGGATGAAAGCACCGGAGTACGAAGGGTTCGTATTGAACGGCGATTGGACTGGGTAGACTGCGGGCATGATGGCCTCCTAAAAATAAAACAGGTTGGGGTTCAACGCTGTGTCACTGGTCACGCGGTTACGCGACCTTCCATGAACGCAGCATCAATTTCAGCTTCAAGTTTCTTTGCCGCCTCGGTTTGCCCCTTGGTTCCCAAGTCTGCTGCCTTACGGAACATTTTTTCGATGTCCGCGTTGGTGTAGACCTTGCCTTTTGGAGAGGCAGTGGGAGCGCTGGGAGCGCCTCGATTTGGCTGAAGTTGACGCTCAAGCTCTTCGGTCTTGTCGGCTTTTTGCTCCACAGGCGCAATGCTCTTTTTGAACAACGCCACGTAGTGTGCAACACCTTCAGCATCGCCTCGGTTGAACGCTTCCTGCGCAACAGTAGATCGTGGGCCTCTGAGCAGCGGGTCTACTTCGTTGAGCCAAGCGATCCACTTAGGATCAGCATTGACTGCTTCAAAGTCCGGCACCATACGGTATAGGCGCTGTTCAAAACTTGCTTCAGACACTTGGGTGCCGGTACTGGTCAGCTGCTCGCGCAACTTCTCATTCTCGGCTCTCATGGCGTCTAGCTCGCCTCGAAATTCTGCTGCCACTTCGCGGGCAACTTTGCGTTGGACTTCAATCAAGTCCTGACCAAATGCTTCAACATCAGCATCAGTCACCAACTTCGTAGGAGTTGCGGGCTTAGCAGGCTCAACTGGCTTGGTCTCAGAGGCTTTGCGGAGGCTATCCACTTGGGCCTTGAGCTCACGCAAGTCTGCATGCAAGCGAGGAACTTCGGCATCGTACATACCTTTGAGGGTTTTGTACTTCTGCTCCCATTTCTCTTCCGCGACTACTGGCTCGGTCGGCGTCGGCGTTGGTTCGACAGGTGTCGGCTCAGCTGGCTGAGGCTGTGGGTCTTGGGGAGGCTCTGCTGGCGTTGGTTCAGGGTCTGCGGGTGCAGGATTCTGGCCCTCTGCGAGCTGCTTTTCCAGTGCTTCCAGTTCTCGTAACTGCGCTTCTACTTGTTTTGGCAATGCCATTTCAATTTCCTTTAAAGCTCCAACTCTGTCTTAGGCTCCTACTGCGGTCTGCCGTCGACATAATGGTTTGCTAGGACTACAAAAATCGGATCATTTGATCCGGTCGAAGACCTCGGACGATTTTTCAACCGCTTCGAGGAAATCTGATAAGACTTGGGCCTGACCTTGGAGACGGTACAGTCGGTGCGGTTCTTCTGCCTGCATCAAGGAGACTTTCGTCTCCTCTAGCTTGGTGCGGAACAGCGCCAGTAGCGCCTCGTTTTCTTGCAGCTTGCAGCGAATCAACGCTTGCATGTGCTGCCGATCAGGCTTTTGGCCTACAAAAATCTTCATGTGTGGATTCTATACAACAATTTCAAAAAAAGTCAAACTCCGTTCGGCCTTGCTGAAATCATGTTGCCTTCACGGCCACCGACTTGGCTACCATCTGGCAGCATATTCTTTGGCGCTGGGCCCTGAGTCATACCGGGTGCGCCGCCTTGGAGCTCGCCAGCGATCATGGCCAACTGCTCTTGGAGCTGTGCATTTTGCTGCTGCAGAGTCTGCATGGCTGTAAGTGTCGGACGGTCTGGGACGATCCGGTTGACGTTGCCACTCAGGTTGCGAGCCTGCTCGCGCAGGAGCTCCGCCGCGCCGTCCATGCCCACAATCTGCTGGGCCACTGGGCTATTGAGCACGATCTGCAAGAACTCGTTACGGCGAACCGCTTCGGCTTCCTTGACCACCAAGCTGGTAGCGCCCTTGGCCACAGCCTTGACGTCGCCGATCAGGTCTGGGTCTTTGCTGTAGCGCAGGTTGTCTTGGTACAGACGCTCGATAGACGGCACGATGACGTTGCGGTCGATGTTGCTGATCACCTGCTTGATACCCTTGCCAGCGTTGCTGATCAGCATGGACAAGCCAGACGACGTACGACCAGCCCCGGGGGAGCTCTCGCCAGTCATGTAGCGTGGGATCATGGTGTCTTCGTCAGCGCGGGCGCTGAACTTCTCGAACACAGCCATCAACTCATTTGCGTTGCTGTTGGGCTGGAAGAACTGCAGTGGCTGCGAGCCGTCGTTGAACTCAGAGCTCTGGAACTGCCAGATTTTCCATGGGTACATCTCGGTGATGTCCTCGCCCGGGGGCAGGCGTGACACGTTAACACCTACCTGCGGGCCAGAGCTGATACCCATGTTGTTGGCCAAACTGCGAGCGGCGGCGTTCACCATGTTCTGCGAGTCGCGGCACAAGTCGGCCACGCCCTTGCCAGCCACAGCGCCGGGGACTTTCTCGTAAGACGTCACGTAGTACGGCTTGCGGCCCAGCGGGTCGTAGTTCAGCACAGCGCGGATCACTGTGGAGCCCACCAACCATACTTCGCAGGGGTAGTTCAAGGCTGGGTCAGGAATCTCTTTTTCGGACAAGCCCCAAGTCAACAGGTCTTTACCCGGCACGCTGTCCCACATCTGGAGCGCGTCAATCAGGTCTGTCGTGAAGATGGTCTGGGTAGTGTCTTTGCCCTCGGCAGTTGCCTGAGCGCTGTCAGTCCACAGCCACTCGTTGAGGTTGCCCAGCTCAAAGGAGTCGAGCACTGCGCGAATGGCGTCGTCGTTGTACCCGGGCACGCCGATCAAGGCCTGCAGGTCTTCACGAGTCATGCGGTGACGCTCAACGATGAAACCGTCTTGAATGTCCGAAGACCATGGGGCCCAGTACAGCATGAACGGGTCAACACGCTCCCATTCGTTGCGAATCTCTTCGGTGGGCACCAGCTCACCGTTTTGCCACATCATGGTCTTGCGCTTGCGCTTGACAGGGCCCTTGAGCGCGGCGTAGGGGAACGTCACCACGTCATCGAGGAACGCGTTCAGTGCGTCTGTCCAACCGCCCTCGATGAGCTGGTCTTCCATCTTCACTTCCATGCGATCAACGCGCTCGTTGGCCTCTTCGCGCAGCCTGCGCATCGCTGCGTCTTTCATCATGCTAGCAGTCTCACGCAACTGATTGGGGTCTGGCATGGGGATGCCTTGCTCCATCATGGCCTGCAACTGCTGCTGCATGCTGGCCATCAGCTCTTGGATGATTTCTGGAGGCATGGTCGGCTCGGGCGTTGCCTCAAGGCTCCATGGCTTGTCTGTGCCTGTGCCAAGCAAAGTATCACGCAGCCAGCTCGTAGCTGCGCGGCACTTCACCGATGTCAGCTGGATGTAAATCTCCGAGCCGCCTTGGCGTTTGATTTCGGCCAGTTTGTCAGGGTCATACTCACCGTTGCGCTGTCGCAGACACTGCAGCATACGCTCTTCGATGGTCCGTTTGGCTTCTCGGGCAGACTCCCAGCGCTTGCGTGCGTGAGCGGCCAGCCCTTGGATCACAGGCTGAGCCTGCATGTCCGTGTTGCGTTTTTGCGACTCGCGCTCCAGATCGCTGGAACGAGCTACGGGGATGAGTGCGATGCCTGTGGCCATAATTTAGTTCCAAGGAGTACCGGGGGCGGATGCGTTGGGTCCAGCAACCAACAAAAGTATAAACATTGACGAGCAAGCGTTGTTGTTCGCGCTTGCTATGGCAGTTGCCTCAATGTCAGTCTTCTCTGGTATTGCGATCGGAAACTCAAACGCGTAATCAGCCACACCGTTGTTCAGTGTTGTAAGCGCAGCAGTGCGGCGTATACCATCTGGCCCGGCTGTCAACAGACGACCTTGGACTTGCGTAGACCCGCTGGGCTGACCTGTAGAAAACAAACCCTGCATCAAATACGCTGTGTGCCCTGCGGGGACTGTGTAGTGCCCGGTCACTGTGTCGTTGTAGTTGAACTTGATGAGGTCATACACCGTTGCTGGAACACCAGCTGTGACGGTGCCAGTGCCGATGTATATGTCGCCTGCTGCACTCTGCCCTGAACCTGCAGTCGCAACCATAGCGTAGTTGATCCGCAGGTAGCTGTTAACAGTCGTCACGGCTGTCTGGCCGCTCAGAGTAACTACTTCAGAAATCTCGTTGTAGTTCGCATCCAAGCCTTGAATCAAGACTGTGCGAGCCCCAGTGCCAGCGCTTGTATCAGCAGCGTTGGACGAGCTGACCTTCATAGCGATAGCAGTCGCTGGATGTGGAATAAGGCCAGTGTGCGGCCAGACCGTCACTTCAGTCTGGTCAACGTCGCCGTTGAAGCCGAAGACAGTGACGCTCCGGTGCCCGGGAATCTGTCCCCTAGCAACCTGCAGGGCAAAGTCCTCATGGCGGCGTTCAGAGGTAATTGACGGGTAGAAAAAAGACATGTCTGTCTCCAAGAGTTACCCGATTGTACGCTGACCTGTCAAGGGGTCAAGTGTAGGCATATGTGGACTTCTTGATCTCACGCCTGCCCTGCTGTAGCCCAAACCCTCGGATGTTCATGTCGATCACTGCCGAGCCGTACTGCAAAGCGTCGTGGACGTGAGACCACTCGTTCTTGTCAGGCTTGTCCTCCATCTCACCGTTCTTCTTGACTTTATACCTATAGCCCGAGCGGAAACCCTTGATGAGCTGCGTGCACGATGGGCTGATGAGAAACATGGCCTTGCCTTCGAGCTGCTGGCTGAGCAGTCGCTCCACCGCTGCGATGCGCTTGTCCGGGTCATTCGTCGGGGGCTTGACGCACTTAAACCCCGCGTCCTTGAGCTGGTCGACGAGCGTCAACTCACTGGCTTGCTGCTTCATGAACCCTGCCGGGTCGGGGGCGCACACGAACGTGTGCCCTTGGTAGTTGTTGCCGATGAACGGGTTGAGCTTGGTGTTGATGAACGTGTCCAGACCCATGTTCTCCGAGGTGATCTCGTCAAGCACCAGCACGCGACCACGCGGGTCTCGCTGCATGAACACAGCCGACGGCGTGCGCCCGAAGTCAATGCCGATCGTAATGGGATAGCCCGAGCCGTGCACGGGCTTGAGTCTTTCTTTGGCCACGTGAAAGTCCGATGTGAACGTCTTGTCGTAGACGGGCATGCCCGAGAGGCTCTTGCCCCACTTACCGTGGACGTACACGTCAACCCAGTCCTCGCTCTTGCCCTCGCACAAGTCCTCGTAATAGTTCGACGGCAAGTGCTGCACCCAGTCCGCCTCGTCACTGAGACCACTGGGCTGTATGGTGACGTGCACCTTCTCAGGGTCAGCGCTGGTGAGGTACTTCTCCCAGTGTGCGTCGAGGTCAGGCGGGTTGGTCGCGCCCCACACTTTCTTGACTTGGTTGCCGTGGTCATCCACGCACCCCTGCACCGGGTTGCCCTTGTCGTCGTTGCCCCACTGCGGACGGTGCGGCACCATCATCCCGTTAGGGTAACGTCCCAGTCGGCCCGTGAGCGCGTCGAACACATCTGAGTTGATCTCGCGCACCTCGTCCACCATGGCGAAGGAGAGTTGCAAGGAGAGGAGACGTCGCACGTCGTTGGCATCATCCAGCCCCCGGAACAAGATGTCGCACTCCACGTCGTCGAATCTCAGTATGTAGCGCAACTCAGTGCGCAGATACACACCCGCTTGGCCTTCAGGGAACAACGCAAGAAAGTCTTTGATCGTCGAGTCCAGCAGCATCTGCCGTGTGTTACGCACAACAGCAACCCGAGAGCGACGAATGCCATCTGCACACGCAGCAACCTTCTTGGCCTCGATCGGAATTTTCATCAAAGACGCAGTGGTCTTGGTCGAGCCCACTGGCCCCACGATGAACGACTGAAATTTATCGCTGAGCAGGTAGGGTGTGACGCTCGGCACCGGGGTGTAGTTGACGCTCATGTGTAGTCATCCCCGGCGTATTCGTAGTCATCGCCTTCGACCAGCAAAATTGGCGCTATCTGTGGTTTTTCTGCAATTTCGAGGGTATTTTGGGGGGTTTCAGCCTCCAAAACGATGGTTTTTGCAGGGTTTTGGCCCACCGTTGGGATGTTAATTGTGATCGAAAAACCGGGTCCGGCACTCGAATTTGCAGTGTTTTTGGGCTTCAAATCGCCCCAATCGACCAGATTTTCGAGGATTTTTGCCCTCACAGCCGCTGGAACGTCTGGGTCTCGGGCC